CCCCTGTGGACCTGCATCTCCCGTCAGACCGGTCTCTCCCCGCTCTCCCCTGTCACCTTTCGGCCCCTGCGGGCCTGCCGGACCAGCATCACCTGTCGGCCCCCGTTCACCGGTTGCCCCTGCCGGACCGGTGTCTCCACGCTCTCCTTTATCTCCCTTCGGCCCCTGAGGACCCGCGGGACCCGGTTCCCCCTTTGGTCCGGGAGGCCCCACCACGGTGGGGATTCGGTTTACGGCTTCTTCCGCCGCTATCCTGCTTTGTTCCGCTGACTGTGCGCTTTCTGCTGACTCCCGGGCTTTTTCTGTTGCTGTCGTTGCGTCTCTGGATGCATTACCGGCTGCACTTTCTGCCGTCTTTTTTGACAACTCGGCATCTGTTGCACTTTGTAATGACTCACTGGCTTTTTGAGCGGCCTCAGAGGCTGAGGACGAGGACGCTTCCTCTGACTTCTTTGCAGAGGCTGCACTTTCTGCCGCCTGCCGGGCTGACTCCGATGCCTCCCCTGCTGAAGTGTCAGCATTTGCAGCGCTCTCTTCTGCCTGACTGGCTGATATGCCGGCATTCCTCGCGGACGTCTCCGCCTCTCCGGCATTCTTCTTCGCCTCCTCAGCGTGACGCGCCGCTTCTTCCACCATCAGTTCAAAACGACGCAGTGCCTCCGGCCGGACGTCATCCTCCGACATGGCACCGAGAAAATCATTCAGCGTACCGGGTTGAGAATCTTCATACACGGTGATGGTCCCGGCATGTGACGGCGGGAAGCCCTCCACCAACAGAATGACGCTGTACTGACCGTACTCAACGTCCATGCTGTAACGACCGGCTTCATCCGGATTTTCAGAGGCCACCGTGTTCACCACCACCGTGGTACTGTTACGTTTTGCTTTCAGCTGGATTGTGCAGTTCTGTACCGGTTTTCCTGTGCCGTCTTTCAGTACACCTGAAATCTTTACTGCCATATTCACCCCACAAAAAAGCCCGCCTGAACCGGCGGGCTGTCATAACACTGTGTTACCTGGCTAATCAGAATTTATAACCGACACCCACGATGAAACCGTCAGTGCGCCAGTCGCCACTGCCGGAGCCTTCATAAGCAATATCAATGGCCACGGATTCGGTCGGGTTAAACTGCACGCCAGCTCCCCACGCCAGAGAGGTGTCGCTGTGGCGACCGTCATCACTTCCGGTCAGCACGTCGTGCGTTTTCCCCTTGTTGTCAGTTACGCGGAGATAATCCCCGGAGAAAGTCGACACACGGCTGTAAGCCACACCCGCCATCGCATACGCGCTGAACCATTCATTCACGCGCACAGACGGCCCCGCCATTACGCTGAACCAGCGGTTACGAACGGAATCTTCATGCCAGCGGGTATCGCTGTAATGGGTCAGCTGGCGATTCCTGTCTCCTGCATAGCTGAACGACGTCACCATCCCCAGTGTGTCCGTAAACTCATAACGGTATTTCACGTTAATCCCGTTAAGATTATCGCTACCGGGAGCGTTCGTCCGGGCATGAAGATACCCCGCGCTCAGCGTGGCCTGCTGCTCAGACGCCCATGCAGGCGCACCGGATACGGTCAGACAAATGGCTGCGGACAAAATGGCTGCATAAAGTTTACGCATAATTACCTCTCGCTTTTCTGCAATAAAAAAGGCGTCATTTCTGACGCCCGTTCTGGGTTATAAAATTCAGCTGATACTGATACCTGCTGTGGATTTTTTCATCACCACAACCAGCAGATCGCTGATACTTGCTGTGGGATACCAGTTATTTACCAGCCATGCTGACACCGAAAACTCCAGCGTCATGTGACCATGACCGGCAGGCATATCAATAACGCCACTGTAAATCAGCGTATTATCCAGCGCGGTACGGTTATAAATTTCAGCACCGTTTTTCCGCACTATCAGACGGCATGAGGAGTAAATATCAGTATGCTCTCTCTCATGTTTAGCGCCGCTGAATGCCACCGCCGGAATAACAATTTGCCGGTCAAACGGCTGATCGTCATAAACCCTGACGGTAATGGTCCCTGATGGCCACCGCTCCGGTGCACGGGAATCCCGGGGGAAAGCTTTGCCCACTGTTTTAACGAGATCGCCTTCAATCTGGTTCGCGGACAGTTTTCCCAGAACCCGACAGTTCTCGTTAATCGTGACGTTGTTGAGCGTCCCGGAATTCGCATTCACGTTACCGCTGATATCAGCATTTCTTGCGGTCAGCCTGCCCTCCGGCGTCAGGGAAAACGTCGGGGGATTGCCGGACGAGGTGATACTCACCGCAAACAGCCGCTTCAGGAACACATCGTTCATGAACAGCTGATTCCCCTGCGCCACAAATAACGGCGTGGTGTTGCCGTCCTCCGGGTTAATCATCGCAATACGGTCAGCCAGCAGCAGTATGTTGCTCAGGGGCTGGCCATCAGTATCCTCAATCCCCGCTCCAATACCGGCAACATAGGGTATGCCATTTTTTGTTTTCTGTACCTTCAGCATGTAAAGTGCAGCAAGGTCATCATTTGTGTCCTTCTGCACGCGCTGTATCTGCTGAATGGTGGCGCTCTGGTCTTCCAGCGTTTTACTGACCGTCTGTGTGATTTCATTGCGGGTTTCGGTGATGGTGGTCTTCATCTCCGCCATCTCATCCGCAAGCTGGCTGTTGTCTATCAGCTCCCACAGCCCCTGAGCCAGATGCAGTTTTCCTATTTTTTCCCGGAAAATTTCCAGATACCCTTCACCATCATTACTGGCCTGCCCGCTGGCTTCCACAAACGCAGACTTGCCCACCAGATTGACGCTGCGCACATAAAACCAGAAATCCGTCCCCGGCTTAATCCGGCTCCCCTGGACAGTCCACTGACTGCCGGTCCCCAGATAACGGGCAGATTTTTCCACCTGTGCCGTGTTCGTGATGCGTTTTTCGGAGAACCAGAATTCAAACTGTACCGTCGGGTCATACACCGCAAGACGCGGGACCGCTGTTATCTGAAAATAGCCCGGTGTCAGCTCAATCGTGGCGGGTACCGCAGGTGCATTAATCCTGAACGTGGTGGTGGCCGGTTCCCCCTGCTGGCCATAACTGTTAATTGCCCTGACTGTCAGGGTGTATTCCCCGAGCGGCAGACCACTGAAACGATGCTCTGTATCCGCAGTGATGGCGGTGGTCACCAGACGGCTGTCTTCTCCGCTTCCGTTGGTCAGGCGCAGACTGAAGCGCACACCCTTCACCACCCGCGGCGTGTCCCATTTCGCCTGCGCCAGATACTGACCGTCAGCCGCGCTCACCTCCACCGTCAGGTGCTGCACAGCCGGCGGGATGACGCTGTTCAGCGAACCGGACAGTGGCTCAAAGCTGGCCCCGTTATCCACGATGGCTTCTTTTTCCGGTACGTGCTGCACCGCCGTGATGGCAAAGGTGCCGTCCGTGTTTTCCCGGATGGAGACACAGCGGAACAGGCGACGACGCAGTGACGGCAGGGAGAGTCCCCATACACCGTATGTCTCCACACCATCAGGCAGGGTACTGACCTGTATCCGGTCCGGCGCGGGGTGTGCGGCGATGTCCACACTCACCGGCTTACCGCTGCCGTTAATCAGGTTCACCGTGGCGGCACCGGTCTCCGGCAGTGTCACCTCACGGTCCAGCGTCAGGGTGCGGCTGGCGGCATCGATGGACAGGACACGTCCGCCGGTCAGGGTCCCGGCATAGTCGTTATCACAGATTTCAATAATGTCACCGGGTGTGTGACGCAGCCCCTGTGACCCGAGCGTGAAATCCACCGTCTGCGTTTCCAGCAGTCCGGTCTTTATCACCCACAGCCCGGCACGGTGGGCCTGACCGCGACTGGTGCAACCGAACGCATCCATCTTCAGCAGGTTGCGCCCGTAGCGCAGTATGGCTTCCGGGTCTTCCACCAGTTCCGTGGAGGTCTGCCAGCCGTTCTGCGGGTCGGTGTAATTCACCTCCACCGCCGTGTGGCGGTCCTTCAGGGCGCTGAAGCTGTAGCGAAACCCCACGCCGTTATCATCCACCACCACATCGCAGTTGGTGTACGGCCACACCACATCCGACGGGCGGTCCTGAACGAACGTCAGCGTCTGGCCGTTCCATACCGGCATACAGCGCATCGCCGAGCAGAAATCACTGAGAACGTCCCACGCCTTACGCTGTTGTGACAGGTACGCATTAAAGGTCATCCGCGGCTCTGTGCCCCCGAAACCATCCGGGACCGTCTGGTCGCAGTACTGCCCGATGGCATACAGCGCCCACTTGTCAACATCCGCCGCCCCCAGGCGTTTTCCCATTCCGTAGCGCGGGTGGGTCAGCATGTCCCACAGACACCAGGCCGGGTTATTGCTGTATGCCGGTTTCAGGCTGCCGTCCCAGATGCCGCTGTAAGTGCGTTTTTCCGGGTCATAGTTTGACGGCACCTGGATGATGCGACCGCGGATATGGTAGTTCACCGTCATCTGCTGACCGCCAAACTGCTCCGCATCCACCTGCAGCCCCACAATCGCCGTGTTCGGGTAGCACTGTTTCACATCGATGATTTCGGTGTATGACGACCAGAGCGTCTTATTCTGCAGCTGGTCCGGGGTGCTGTCCGCTGTCTCCCGGACCATCCGGATGTTAAAAGGACGGGGAGGCAGATTATCCAGAATCACCGACGCCAGGTACTGTGAGGTGGTCTTGCCGTTAATGGTGACATCCTTTTCCGTCACCCAGTTACCGTTACGCTGCAACTGAATCAGCAGCCGGACAGAAGAGGGATTACGGTCGCCCTTTGAGGTGGTCTCCAACAGTGACTGCACCCCGAAGGTGACCCGCAGGCGGTCAATGTTCGCGGATGTAATGGTGCGCGTTACCGGCTTTGCCTTCGTCACTTCCACGCCCAGTCCGGTTTCAGCTCCGGAGGACTCAAAGCCTTCCAGTGGTGTCTGCTCCTGCTCCCCGGCACGCCAGACCGCGGTCACACCGTGTATCACGGGATTACCGTCCGTGCCCGTCAGCGGGGTTTTGTTCACCAGAATACTCTGCAGGCCTTTCACCGGGCCTTCTATCGGTCCCTCACCAATCGCATCAATCACGCTCATCATCTGCGTGGATTTGAGATTATCCTTCGCCTCACGAGGCGTGTGTGCCTTACCGCCACCTTTTCCCATACAGCCTTCCCCTGAATAAATTAACCGCCACTTGCCATTCCGTACAGAAGTCGGATATCCTTCGCCCGAAAAGCATGAAACACATTTCTGCCATGCTAAAGAGAAACCCCGGTATCAGCAGATACCGGGGTTTTCTTTCATGCCCACCGATAATCCTGTTGGTTAAAACCGGTAATGGCATAAAAATTCTGAATATCTTCACATTTTCACACACTGACTGTGGCGCTTATAATTTCGCTGCGTTAGTGTTTTTTTGCCCGAGTAACAAAAACAACTCCTTAACATTGATCTTCATTTGTCTGTCCCCGCAGCTCCGCGATCACTGCGGGATTTTTTTATGTTTTATCCCTGTCGCCCGATAACCACGACCGTTCCGCCCCCGCCTTCATCACGGGTGCTGATGTCCTGGGATATACGGCGGGAGCCAACCAGCATTTCCCCGTAAGGCACCGGCATCGGGTTACCCTGGGCAATCATGTTGTCCAGTGACGAAAAATACGTGTTCTGTCTGCCGTTATCCGTTGCGCGGTAATCCGGTGTTTTTGCCTTCGGGGCCAGCATCTGGGCCACACCGCCCAGAATCATACTGGCACCCAGTGAAAACAGCATCGTGGTGGCAGAAAAACCACCGGCACTCAGGGCTGTACCCCATAACGCCATCGAGCCTCCGGCAGTGAAGAACGACCCCACGATGGCTGCCGCCCCCAGCACAATCTGCAGTCCACCCTTTCCGGCCCCGGCCAGTCGCGGCACAATGTGGATGACCGTTCCCTCACCCAGCTGTTCGTGAAGACGGGCGTACACCGCCTCCGGTGCCGTGTCATCACCGGCAATACGTATCTGGTACCACCCTTCGTTCATCTGACGGCGAAATCCGGGCACCTGTAACGACAGCGCCCGGATGGCTTCCGCTGCCGTGTTCACATACAGGCTGAGGCGGCGGCCAAATCGTTGTAAATCCCCGTGAAGGCAGATGCGTGCCAGTGGCGGTGACGCCAGACAGAATGCGTTCGTCGTTGCCATTTTTCGGAATACCTCTCCCGTTTACTCAGTTGTTCAGGCAGATGGTGAAGCAGTTCACCGTTGCCGCAGTAAATGGCGGCATGATTGGCCACCGATGCGCCAAAGCAGCACAGCAGGATATCGCCCGCCTGTGCAGAGGACAGGGGCACCCGGTAAAAGCCGGTGACCGCCATATTGTCCAGGTAAAGGTTCTGACCGTTGCGCCACCAGTCATCCTCACGCTCAAAATCCGGCATATCAATTCCCGCCAGATGGTAGGCATCCCGGAACAGCGTGTAACAGTCCGTCACCCCGTGCTCAAAGCGCCGTCCTGTCAGATGTGGCACACAGCGGAATTTATGAATTTCCCCCCGGCAGACCAGCCACCAGGACAGTGCACTTTTTATCTGCAGCCGCCGGTCGGCCTCGCTCAGCCAGGGCAGACCACCGGGATGACTGTGGACCAGTGCCACAATCTCCCCCTGCATCTCTGCCCGCAGCCAGTCTTCCGGTGCAATACGAAAATACGCCTCCGGCTCTGCAGAGATATTCACACAAGGGATATACCGCTCCCCCTCCGGCGTTCTCACCACGAAGCCGCACGACTCCGCAGGCGCACACCGCCGGGCATGCGCCAGAATCGCTGATTCAGTCTGTGTCATAAACCGGGATTTACTGCGAAAGTTTATTAATGGAAAGGAAACCGCCAAAATTAGCCACCATGCCGCGCATCTCACACCCGCGCATGCACTTGCTGCATCTGTCCTTACGGATATCGGTGGTGGGTTTATCGAACTCATCCGCCACAGCCCCGCCCGTGTAACCACACTCATCAGAGCGGTAGGTCCACATACAGGTATTCGCCAGCATAATGCGACCGGGAAACAGCGCTCCGTCCGTCTCCGTCGGTGTTGCCAGCACAAACGAGGCTGTCATGGCCGTCAGCTCTGACATCTGCTCCACCACCCAGCGGTCGCTCAGCTCCTGCTCCGGGTCCGCTTCCGGATTGCCCGCCACAAAATTCACCGCATCCAGAAAACGGGCATACACCCGGCGGCGGACCACCGTGGCCCCCACCAGGCTCTGCAGGTCCTCCGCCATCCCGGTGACCAGACCGAACAGATTCGACACCGTCAGCGACGGGCGGGCACTGCTGCCCTTCCCGTTCATCTCAAAGCCACTGCCGTCAATCGGGTATGCCTGATATTGCCGCCCCTGCCAGGTAACCGCCTCCCCTTTTTCATTCAGCTCATTGCAGAAAAAATACCGCTCACCACCCTGCACCGTCAGGTCAATTTCCCAGAGCACCACCCGCGGTGACTGCTCTGATTTAACCGACTCGTTCAGGCTTTCTTCGTGAATATCCTGCATCAGTTCACCACCTGCTTAAACTCCGCGCTGAACTCAACGCGCAACATCCCGACCCGCGCAGACCACCCGGCACAGGTCACCTTTATCTGCCGGTATGCATAGGGTGGCTTCCACAAAAATGCCTTCCAGCCACCGTGCTCTGCCAGGAACGCTTCCAGATGCCGGGCCTCCTCCCGGGTCACGAAAAGCGTCACCCTGTATGTTTTCAGGTCAGCATTCAGCCCTGCCGCCATACGCTGTGAGTACCCGTCACCAAAACGCACTTCACGCACCGACGGCTGCGAGTTCACCTCCATATCCGGCTTCACTTTCCAGCGAAAGGTTTTCATCCACCGCTCCCTGATAACATACCGCCATCACGCAACTGCAGCCGGAGTTCATCCTGTGCCCCCTTGCGGGCCATGTCATACACCGCCTTCATCAGCTGCGGCCCCGCCTGTCCGTTGATACCGTCGTTCTGAATCACCACGTTGTTGTTCTGCTCAAATCTGATACCCTCTGAACGCCGCATCTGCGCCGGACTTCCGGTGCCACCGACATAACCACCGGTGGCATAGCCGCGCATCAGCCGGTAAAGATTTCCTACGCCAATCCGGCTGGTTGCCTCCTTCGTGAAGACAAATTCACCACGGTGAACAATCCCCGCTGGCTCATATTTGCCACCGGTTCCCGTAAATCCTCCGGTCGCAAAATGGAAGTTCGCCGCCGCAGCCTGAATGGCCGTCCCCGTGGAGGCAGACGCCCCACCACCGAAAGCACCACCCATGGCGCTGCCAATACTCCCGACAATCCCCACCATGGCCTGCTTCAGAAAAATCTCTGTCAGCATGGAGAGCACGGAACGGGTGAAACCACGCCAGTTCTGTTCGCTGCCGGTCAGCATCCCCGCCATATTCTGTGCAATACCGTCAAAGGTCTGCGTGGCCGCGTTTTTAACCTGCGAAAAACTGTCCGTCGCACTTTCTGCCCACTCGCCCCAGCCGGACTTCAGACCGGCCATCCAGCTTCCACGAAGCTGCTCCTCCGCAGACCAGGTGTTCTTCAGTGCAGATGTGGCCTTCGCCAGCGCATCCGGATTATCACCGTACACGTCACGAAGGCGCTGCTCTTCCGACTCCCGCTGCGCCTGACGGTCGGTGAGTCCGCGGGCTTTTGCGCTGATTGCCGCCTGCTTCGCACTCTGCTGCTGTTCAAACCGCGCAGCCTGCTGTGCCAGCTCATTCAGCCGTTTCTGGTGTTCAACTTTGTCTCCCAGCTCAGCCAGCTGGCGTTTGTACTCCAGCGTCTCTTTCTCATGGGTCAGCAGGGATTTTTCCTGCTCAGATAACTGCCGTTTCGTGGCTGCCTCTTTCAGGACCGCATACTGATTTTCCGCTTTCCATAAATCGCGACGCTGCTGGCTGATTTTCTCATTCGCACCGCTGTGTTTTTCCAGCGTCCGGAGCTCAGTTTCAAGCGCCAGCAGGGCAGCATGTGCCCGGTCTTCCTGGCGCTCACCGGCTGACACTTTGACTCCTGACGACTTCGGCTTTTTCAGCGTCGATTCATAATCCTTTTTCGCCGCCGCCATCAGCGTGTTGTAATCCACCTGCAGGATTTTCCCGTCTTTCAGGGCCTTATTCAGTTCTTCCTGACGGGCGGTATATTTCTCCAGCGGCGTCAGCAGACGCTCATACGCCTTCTGCGCCTCTCCGGTATACTTCAGCTGTGATGCGTCCCGTTCGGCCCGGTCCCTGGCGGCCAGTTCACCGGCTTTTTCCATATCCGACTGCAGCGTGGCCGCTGCCAGCCCCAGACGGGCATTTTCCCGGTCATCCCATGCACCCTGAAGGTTCGCACGAAAAGAGGCGGTTTTTCCCCGGCGCTGGCTCCGGCTCTGGTACCACTGCCATTTTTTATCCGCCTCATCAAATGCCTTCTGTGCACTGGCGAGCATATCCGCTGAGGACTCAGGACGACCGATATCCAGAATGGCATCCCACATCGATTTGAATGCCTTCCCTGTTTTATCCGCCCAGGTCTCCAGTGTCCCCATGTTTTCTTTCAGGCGACGGGTCTGCTCATCAAAGCCTTTCGTGGCAGCATCGTTCGCCGCCTGTAAGGCCCCGGCCTCATCACCGGAACGCTGCAGCTGCGCAACATACGCAATCTGCTCTGCCGTCACGTTACGGAACTGGCGCGCCATCGCCATCAGCCCCGACGTCGGGTCGGTGGTCAGTTTTCCGAAAGCCTCTGCAACCTTGTCCACCTCCACACCGGATGCAGAAGCAAAACGCGCGACACTCTGGTTGATGGCATCAAACTGTTCACCACCACGCACACCGACATTCACCAGGGCTGCCAGTGACTCACTCGCCTGGTTAAACGTCAGCCCTGCGGCCTGTCCGGCTCTGGAGAGCGTCAGCATGCGATCGGCAGTCAGTCCGGACTGATTACCGGAAAGAACCAGGGTTTTATTAAACGCTGAAAGCGTGGAATCCCCCTGGTACCAGGCGTACGCCAGCGCACCTGTCGCCACCGCCAGCGAGGTGACCCCGACCATCGGCAGGGTGATCGCACCGGCAAGTCCCCTGAACATGGGGATCATCCCGCCGAAGGAGTCCTTCACCTGACCGCCCTGTTGCAGCAGGATCAGCCAGGGATTCTGACCACCGGCAAGCTGCGTGGCGATATCCGTAAACTGTGCGGGCAGGGTTCGCATGGCCGCTTTATACTGCCCGACGGAAATCCCGGCTTTTTGTGCAGCCAACGCCTGGCGGCTCAGGCCCTGTTCAACAGCACTGGCGGTTTTTCTGGCGTCAGTCTCCAGTCCGGAAAAATGACGCCTTACCCGGCTCATCTGCTCATCGAAACGGACCGCATCCAGACTCAGGTCAATAACAAGATCACCAACCGGCTGGGACATATCTCACACCTCCGGAAATCCCCGCTGAAGCCATCATTAATGCGACATCATCCTCGCTGACATCCGCCACATCCGCAGACGATAAAATCTCACGCCCTCCGTCCCCACCAAACCGGACGCCTCCGGCAAGTCCTGCCGCTTTCTGCATCAGCATTTTTTCCTCATCCGGCATCTCCGTCTGCGCTTCCTCACGCCGGGGGGCAAGCAGACTGAAATCAGAGGGATGCATATCCGGATCGCAAAAAAACAGGCTGAGTACAGCGTACGTCAGCCCGGAAAAATGCATATCCAGCTGGGTATCGTGAAAATAATGCATGCGGTAAAAATGTCGCCAGTCGGCATATTCGGTGGATGTCATCCCGGCAAGCATGGCGCGCCAGTCAGGCCTCCCCATCTCACGCGCCAGTCTGAGGGCAAAATTCAGCTCGCCGTCGAAGACTTTCCCGCAGAAAAATCATCATCAGTCAGCGCGTTATTTTTCGCCACTTCGGTAATATCCGTATCCACATGAACAGGCCCGCTCATCCCGGACAGACGCAACACCACATTTTCCGCCCGGGCAATGGCATCCGCAGGCCAGGTGGTCAGGACTTCCTGCTCAATCTGCATCACAGCCTCATTCATTGACGGTGACCCCGTTTTCTGCGGATGGTTATGCCACAGGGACATCGCCACCAGAAACGCGCCGGTTCTGACGAGATCTTCCACGCTTACCTGCAGGTTGCCGCTGGATTCTGCCTGTTCTGCACGCCGTTTCAGGAGGGCAAGATGCTCAATACGCTGCAGCGCAGACAATTCGGAAAGCGTGACGGACACACCGTTATATTCAAATTGTTCTGTTTTCAGAAACATGTATGACCTCCGTTTACCCTGCAGCGCCCGCTTCAGTAACGGTGACTTCAGCCACTGCGGCGAACTGACCATTTCCGCTCACCACAGGGATCTGCACCTTACCTGTCGCCACGCCGTTTACCGTAATTGTCATATCTTTCACACTAATGGTGGCTTTCGACGGATCGGCGGAAACCGCTCTGAACGTCTTGTCGGTTGCACTTTCCGGCTCAAAAGAAACCGTCAGGGTGGTTGTTTTCCCTTTTGCCACCGTACCGGATGTCGGCGTCACCTTAATCGCAGTGACCGGCGTAATTTTGCTGCGTTCTTCCGCTACAGAAGGTTTGCCCACGTTGGTCACTTTCACCGTGCGGGTGATCACTTCTTTCGCCGTCACGGCCTTACCGATACTGCTGACCCAGCCACGAAACACATCCACCGTGCCGTTCGGAAAACGGATTTTATAGGCCCGCACATCCCCGCTTTCAAACCAGCCTATAAGCCCTTTCTGACCTTCCTCTCCCGGCTTCCAGGCCAGCGTAAAACTGGTGTCACCCGCAGATTTCTGACCCTGCCCGGTCGCGGTCCAGTCCGCGTCTTCATCATCCAGATAGTTATCATCGTAGGATTCTGCCGTCATCTCGCCCGGCGTCAGATCCTTCACCTTAGCCAGTCGCTGCCAGTCATCGTCTGACAACGGGTTTGCATAGGCGTCACCCTTGCCGTTATAAACCCACAGAGTGGTACCGGCACCTTTTACCGGCTCAAGGGGATTTGGTGTTGCCATATCGTCCTCACATCTCGTATGTAATGGAATAAGTCAGATCTGCAGAACTCCATAACGCCATATCGTCATCACGACGATACTCATAGCCCTGCGTAACCATCGTGGTAATCAGTCCTGCCAGTGCCGGGATCGCGGTCATCGCCGGATAAATCCGGCTTTCCATCCACGAATCCAGCTCCGAATCCGGTACCTGTGCCGGTAAAAACACCTCAATATGCAGTGTGGCCCGCCAGGTATCTGCATCCAGCTCTTCACCGGTATACTCTGCATCCGTCAGATAAACCGCGATCGCAGGAAAATCCTCTTCGTCAAAAACAACGGGGCGACCATCAAACAGCGTCGCCCCGTGTTCATGCTGCTCGAGTGCATCCAGCACTGCCGCACGGATATCAGTATGTTTCATCGTTTTATCGCAATCCTCAGCTGTTGTTTCAGCGCGTATGCCAGTTCTCCGGGCAGACGTTCACGCCGGATACGGTCAACGTTTTCATCAAACGCCTGTTTCAGTGGGGCCGCCATCGGGATTTTCACCACCTGAATAGGAAGGCGATTACGCTTTTTCCTGCCCTTGTCGTCATTGCCCTTCTCATATCTGGCCTGGGGAAGACGTTGCATAACATGCCAGCGCCCATTATTTAATCGCTGGATAAATGCCCGCTGATAACGATGCTGACCGGCTTTGAGTATGCTGTCCGGACGACGCCCCAGCATTCTGATCCCCAGCTTAATCACAGGAAGATCACCGCGGTTAACGATAATTTTTGCATTCGGATTTCTGACCGTGGCCCGTTTCAGTCTGGACCGTTCCTTTACCAGTTTCCGTCTCACCCTGGTTTCCCGGGCAACCTGTGATGAAGACTGATTAATCGCCGTTGTGGCCACGCGGTTAATCGTCATTGCTGAAGCCGCCGGAATGGCGTTTTTACGAACCCGGCTCAGATTATCAATCGCCTGAGCAAGCCCTTTTATCGCCATAATTTCACCCTGCGTTTATCGTCGCCGGTTAACTGCGGGGGGTTGCCCACGGTTGAGCCAGAGATAACAGCTTCCCCTGTCATCCGGAGAAACACGATCCACCCAGAACATCTCGCCGTTAATGGTCAGCGTGTCACCACGCCGCACGGCACGCACCGTATCCGTCCGCACAAATAATGACGGGCTGCTTCCTTCAATACGGACCCCGCCACCGGCAAAACCCAGCGACTCCGGATCGTCAAAAACCCCCTGAACTTCGCCGCCACGTTGTGCTCCGGAGGTGAACTGCGCACGGATCCCCATCACTTCAACGATCGTACTGTCCACCCCGGCAAGGGCAGCATCAAAGGCATTCTGAAAATCACGCATATTCAGCCGTTCCGTGCTGTATCATGGCCGTTGCCAGTGATGATGGCACCAGAACACGCATACCCCGTAACGCCAGCTCAACGGGACGACCTGTCTCCGGGCAATACCCCATTACTTGCAGGCACTTCCGTACCCGGACGGCTTTAACATCATCCGGAGCATCCGTGTTGTTCAACTGCTCACCATCGTCTGTGTGATTTTGATCAGCCCCGCTCTCATCAGAGTGCATAATGCCCTCCGGGGAAACAGCAAGCTCCTCTTCCCACTCAGACACACGTTGAGCAATATCCGCAGCACTCCCCGACATATCCGCCTCGCGCCCCAGCAGGCCAGCCAGTTGACGAAGACGATTCAGATTTTCTTCTTTTGTTGCCATCTCAGCCTCCTGTGAAAAAAGACACGGGGGCATTTCGCCCCCGCTCACGGATTATTTCACCTGTACCACCACAAACTCATCAGGATCCGGCAGCACCATCAGCGGAGCGGACTGCGTCATGGTGAATTCACAGGACGGATCGCCCACGGTCAGCCAGTGTTTCGGGTAACGGGAAGAAGCCACCACTCCTTCAGACAACGCCTGTGCATCCTTAATGGCTCCATAGCAACGAATCCCCTCTGCCGCCGTATTCCCCAGCACCAGCATGCCCTCCGGCAGATAACGTTTTTCGGTACCGTCCTCTGCCACATAAGACGTTTTCGCCACCACAATGGCCAGATCGCCGTAATACCCCTTGAAGGACACCACTGCGCCCAGATCTTTCACTGCCGTTTCGAGTTGTGAATTTGAGCCGCGACGGGTATCCAGTTTTTCGCGGAACAGCTTAAAGCCATTCAGCAGACGCCAGACCGTACCGTCCATAATGGCGATATTCACAAGGCCGCTGGCCTGATCGCAGTAGAGGTCAATATCATGCGTCGGATCAAACGTATCACGGTCCTGCTCAGACCATTTTTTACCGTCAGCCTGCTCAATGTTATTTCCTTCAGAGCGCCCGAAATCCACCTCAACCGTGTCAAACTGATCCCCTTCCATGGTGTATTTGCCATACAGCACGGCATTCACCGCCTGCATTTCTTCCACCTGGACAATGGCGTGCTCTTCCTGTTTGAGGTTATCGGTAATGATACGCAGACGACGGTAGGCCGGGTCGTTCAGCTGAGCCGGATCTTCACCAGGAAGGCGCTCAACCGCCTGCTGGTAATTAAATTCGTGTTTGGGCTTGACGTAGCCCGGACGTAACACGCGGGTTTCACCACCGCGATGGCGAAGCACTTTTCCTTCAACGATCGGGGAGACATAGGCCGCCACCGGCGTTTTTCCGGTAATTTTGTCCAGCATCACCTCTTCGGTGTGGAAATTCACCGTACGGCGGAAAAACAGCTCCAGAAACAGCGCACGGAATTTCACTTTTTGTTCGGTATAACCGAGTAACTGGCGGGTCGTAAACAATCCCATAAATCAGTTCCTTTCATTCAGAAATCAGTCAGGCCGCCATGGTGGCCTGATAACGTGTTACGGCAGAGCCGCGTGACTCAGGGCTGTACCGGCAAAGGCATTTGCCTTTTTGTGTTCATCCACACTGTCAGGCCAGCGGATTGCCTCCGTCGCAAAGGTCCCCGACTTGTAATAGGTCAGCACCGTCTCTGTGCCTTCAAGCGGCAGTACCAGTATGCCAACCGCACTACCGGCTTTCTGTCCATCCCAGACCACCAGTTTCCCGGTGGCTTCATCCGGCATCAGGGGCGTCAGAGCCGGTGTTGCAGAAGAAATCCCGCTGCTGCCTGTGGCGGTATGAGCCGGATCATTACCGGCAAAAATACGTACTTCCGCACGCTGTTCAGTGATGGTTTTCGTCACCATTTTGTTAAAACCTCATATTGATGGTCAGCACTGACTTCATGGCATGGCCATGAGCATTTTCACGTCCGCATCACCGTCTGCTGACGTCTGTGACACGCCACCCCGCACCGCTGCCGGTGAATGATTCGCCATGAAATGTTCAAACAAGGCGGTTGTGGATGCAGAGACCGGTTCGGCCTTACCTGATCCCGCAGCCAGCACAGCCCGGGCGTTCTCCACGGTCATTCCCGGGCAGGCCGCCAGTTTTTCAGCCTGCGCTTCTGCCCCTTTTGCCTCATCCAGGGCCATGATCTGATCACGAAGTGAGGGCCCGGCATCCGCCAGTGGTGCAGCCGCCAGGATCGGGCGGGCTTTTTCCACCGTCATCTCCGGCATCGCCGCCAGCGTTGCCGCCAGTTGTTCACGACCGTTCGCTTCTTCACACGCCATAATGCGATCGGCTTCACTCTGCGCGGATGCCACCGGCTGCTGCGGTGCCGCCGCGGCCAGAATCGCCCGGGCCTGTTCAACGCTCATGCCCTGTTGTCCTGCCAGCATCGTGGCAAGCTGTTCACGTCCTTTCGCTTCCTGGCATGTCAGGATCCCCATCACTCGCTGGTTCTCCTGCGCGGCGGCTTCCGTTGCAGTTAATTGCGGCATAGTGCCTCCTCTGACATTACTGTTCAGCGCCGTGGCCATCACACTGATGGCATCCGACGCATTGACTAATTCATCCGCCAGCCCGGCATCAATGCCGGACTGACCTTCAAAAACGGCGGCCTCTGTTCCCGTGACGGCATCAACAGACAGACCGGTAAACATGGCCACTTTTTCGGCAAACATCCGGCGCGCCGCATCAATGCGCTGCTGCATGTCCTGGCGAACCTCTGCCGGTAAGGCTTCAAACTGATTGCCATCCACCTTGTGCGTCCCTGAGTAAATCAGCGTGATATCCACACCGGCCTGCGCCAGATGACCGGCATAGCTGACATGGCTCATCATCACGCCAATGGAGCCGATACGGGATGTCTGGGTAACCAGCCGTCGGGAGCAGGCCGACGCCAGCAGCATGGCTGCAGAACAGGCCGTGTCATTGCACAGTGCCCAGACCGGCTTCTGCTGACGGAGGCGGTAAATCATGTCAGCGCAGTCAAACGCGCCGGCGGCCTGCCCGCCCGGACTGTCAATGTCCAGCAGTACGCCCCGCACCTGGCTATCCGCCATTGCCTGCTGAAGACAGGCGACAATACCGTCATAGCCTGTCATTCCGGAAAATGGCCGCATACCCCCCAGCCGGTGCACCAGCGTGCCGGTCACCGGCAGTACAGCAATACCGTTCACCACCCTGTAAACACGGGCTGGTCGTTTACCTCCGGCCATGTACTCGTCCGTTTCAGCCAGCATTCCGGGAGCATCAAACTGTACCTGCTGTTGTGGTACCGAAAGACTTGCTGCCCCCATCTCGCGCCCGAGCGCGCAAAAGAAAACCCGCGCATAGGCGGGCTCCAGAAGCAGCGGTTCATTGAATGCTGCGGCAATAATGTGTGAAAGATTACGTCTCACGTGGTGTTGTCTCCTCTTCCGGCCTGCGACTCTCCGCTATCTGCTGCTGATACGCCTGCGCTATCCACACCGGACGTGAGAGTCCGGCTTTTTCCCGCTCTGCAGATTCCCTGACCTGCTGGCGGAAAATGTCCTGATAATCCTCGCCCATCAGCGCCAGCTCTTTCTCATACGTGCTCAGTCCGGCCTCAATGCGCATCACTGATTCCTGAACCTCCTTGAGCCCGTCAATGGCCATTCTTCCGGCTCCAATCCACTCAGCCCGTGACCAGGCTGATCGCGCCTGATAAAAATCAAAACGTGCCCGTGGCGGACGAATAATCCCCCGAAGAAGTGCCTCTTCCAGCCAGCAGGAAAACATCTGCGTGGCCAGCCGGGACGCAATAAATTTTCGCCGCCCCATAAAATAGCGCCACGACTCATTGGCGGATGCGCGGGCACTTGAATAACTGACCTTCGAGTAATCACGGGACAACTGTTCGTAGGAAACGCCAAGACCGGCGGCGATATACCGCAGCAGCGCCTGTTCAAGCGCCGAAAATCCATTGTCTGAATCCTGCGCGGTCTGAAGTTTCAGATCATCACCGGGGAAAAGGTGCGGAATTTTGACACCGCCCAGCGTCACGCTATTCGTGTCATACCAGGTGGAGAACTTCTCCAGAATATTAATAAGCGGATTATCCTTCTGCCCCTGCGGCGCACCGGCGATATATTCAAAGGCCTTTTCGGTATCAAGGTCACTTTCAATCGTCGCTGCATACATCGCCTTCACTATGGCCGACTGAAGCTGTGTTGCCTGCAGGGAATCCAGCATCTTCAGCCGTTCCATAACGCTGTAAAACTGATTGGCTCCACGGGTCTGCCCGTCCTCCACCGGCTCGAAAATATGCAGCATGGCCGGACGCCCGGTGGGTAGTTCACGCGGGATCCGTTCCCATCGTCCACTCCCGGAGCGAGGAAAATCATCCTCACAGATATGGTACGCAACGGCACGGCCATATCGATCGACCTCCACACCGGCCCGCAGAAAACGGTTCCCGATACCGTGTCCTGGCGTGTCCACCCGTTTCGGACTCACGGCTTTAAAACGCGTACGAAACAGTTGCGTACTCTCCGTATCCCAGACCGGCTGCACAAAGATTTCGCCGTTAAACGCATGAACGCCCACACCTTCACGGATAAATTCCGTAAACGTGCGTTTCCCTTCCACGTCGATCTCACCAAACATCCCTTCTGCGTATTCTGACCAGGCCGCCTCCACCTCATCGACAAAACTTTTTGCCGCGGTCTCCCGCATCCCCAGCCAGCGCCAGTTCGGACGGTAGCTAATCAGAAACATATGCCCGACAATGTGATCCTTATGCAGGGCCACCGCATTGGCCGCTATTCCGTTATTGCGCACCAGATCATCTGCACGGGCATTCCCCAGACGCAACGCGGGCAGCAGGGCCGCATCGGCACTCTGCGAGGGTGGCAACCACTCTGCCATTTGCCCGCCAAATCCTGCACCGCCACCGTTGTAGCTGAGGCTCTCCCGAAGCGGAACGCCGTTCACATCAATCAGGACAGGCGTTCGTTTCATAACCTCACTCCCAGCGGACGACGGCGACGGCGGGTTGTCCCCAGTACCGACTCCGCATCATTGATCGCCCGGTTAAGCTCATCCAGAGAAGCTGCCGTATATTCAATTCTGCGACCATCTTTCTGGACAGACACCACCCGTTTACCGGTTAATAAATCAAGGCGCGCCTGACGCAGCACCTGCAGTTCAGCGACTGTAACCATTCACTCCTCCGGACAGCTTCGCTGCCAGTTCTTTCAGGGTTGGCCGGGTCGTCTCTTCTTCCCGGGATTTTGCCAGTACAGCCAGATCAAGCTGCCAGCGTTGCACGGACACACGTAATGCCGCGTAGGCATACACCAGGCAGTCCAGCGCTTCGTTACGCCGCTTTTTGTTATCCCACAGCAGACGCATCTTTCCTTTTTCCCACTTCTCCACAAGCTCTTCCGCCACCAGTTGCTGCGCCTCTGTCTGCGAAAAAATCTCCGGATCATCAGGAAAACGGATGGCATACGACGTGGCTTCATCCGCAGGCGTGGGATCGGCTTTCATACGGGCATAGAGAATTTCTTTTGCGGTGTCCGTCCCCACTTCGCACAGATACACGCCCCGCTGATTGCGGGTTTTTGGCATGGTGATCACCGGCTTGCCATAAACAGATGCACCTTTTACCGGCAGCACCCGGAAAACACCGTGTTTTTTTGACCTCTGATAGACAATTTCGCCATCGATCCCCCCGGTGTCCCAGCAGACACGGGAAATGGTCATTTCGGTTCCGTCTGCATGGCGGTATTTTTTGTTGATCGCCACATCCACACGTAACAGCGTCTCTTCCTCATCGGGACGCCCCATAATGATGATTTTATCCACCAGAAAGGCTTCCTCTCCCGGAGCCCATCCCCAGACATACATCTCAAAACGGTTTCGCTGCGAGTCAATGCCCGCCGTCAGATAAACCACCCGGGAAGGCACCGCAGCCGTGTAACGCACAACCTTATCCATCAGCACCTGGTGATCGAGTTTTTCGCCCACGGCCTCTTCCCAGGTCTCGCCCAGCGTGGTGTTCACAAAGGTTTTCAGGCCGTTGGGATCTTTCAGTGCATCCAGCCAGTCATAGACAATCTGTACCCAGGTGGTGAACGGACTGTACGCCGTCCAGATATGGAATGTGATGGAGCGCGGCGGCGGAATTTCATTATCCGCGGCGCTGAAAAACGTCAGACCGTCGCGGGTCCACATCCCCGTGTTTTCGCAGATCCACCGCCCGTTGCTCTGGTCAAGCTCAGACTGATGGATCACGCAGCCATGATGTTCACAGAGGTAGAAAACGCTTTCGGGGCTGTCCTTCTCCCATTTAAGGCCAAAAGGCGTGGACTCATCGCCAAATTTCAGATACTGCGCCTCCCCACAGTGCGGGCAGGGCACATAAAAACGCATGAAATGCGCCGACTCGTTGGCCGCTTTTTCGATCTGGCAGGAGCCTTTTATTTTAGGCGTCGAGCCGCGAATGGATTTTGGCCATACCGAGCCCTCAATACGCTTATCCCCCAGCAGGGTTGGCGAGCCCTCTTTTTCGACATCCGGCTCGAACGAGGAAAGTTCGTCATAGCAGACCACGTCCACGGATTTTTCACGGTAGTTTTTTGCTGCCGCACCACCCAGGCACCAGAAGCCCACCCCCGATGAAAAGCGTTTCAGCGTGAGAGTATTGTCACGATGTTTACGACCCAGCCACGGGGAAAGATCTTTCAGGCATGGCACGTCCCGAATCGTCGCCTCCACGTGAGACTTCATAAAATCTTCAGCGGCAGAATCCGTGGGCTGAAAAAGCAGACTGTTTCGGGATTTATGCTCAATAAAATACCCGGCGACTCCCAGCAACATCTTTGTATAGCCAACACGGGCAGATTTAATCAGATTAACAGTGCGGATCTGATCATTCCCCATACTGTTCATGATGGCGATCTGGAACGGCAGCGTTTTCCATTCGCCGTCACCGTATGAGGATTCTTTAGGCAGATAATAATACTGGTCAGCCCATTCAACTGCCGTCATCGGTACAACCCTGACCAGAGGCTGCAGCGCAACCGAAACGGCGGCCACCATATTATTCAGTTGTTGCTCTGATATATTCATCGAGTAAATCCGGTAATTTATCCCCTGCCCGCGCACACTGATTTGCCCCCTTAGCAATAAGGGTTTTCAGATGGTCAAGATGGCGCGGTGTTAAATCAGGAAACTGTCGCTGCATGGATAAAGGGATGGAATCAAGCGTACTGGATAACGCCATTGCCAGCTTACTGAGGGCAAAAATACAGAACCCGGTGTCAATAAGTTTTCCTTTTGACACCTCATTTTTTAACTGCTGTGTAACAGCCTGTTCTGCTGTCAGTTCCCATCTGGCGATAAGCAATTTCTCCTCATAGTCGTCTTCGCTATCGCCATCAGGCACATCGTTTTTACTTCTCCTCAGATACGATATGTAAAAATCGCGCCAGGCATCCAGATCCAGTTGCCCTCGCTTATTCGATATCGGGGCACCCGGCAATTTCTGCAATCTGCGAAGCTGGCGATCGGTCAGACTTAAATGCCTGGCAACTTCAGTCTGCGTAGCCACTCCTCACCTCGCAAAAACTCTCACCTCACAATCACAACAAAACCGGTCATGTCCGGTTTACATGTCTGTTTTTTGTTCATGTCCGGTTCACAGAAGACCTGTTTTTATATTTTTCATATAGTTAACTTGAAGAGAAACCGGACATGGATCCCGGAAAATTTTCATAAATAGCGAAAACCCGCGAGGTCGCCGCCCCGTAACCGGTCGGATCGCCGGAAAGGACCCACGAAATGATAATGATTATCATC